ACAGTCGTGAAAGGGACCGTGGCTGCTGCCGCAGTTTGCCTCCCGTTCGCCTTGGACCTTGCTGCTGTCAAGAAGCAGGTCATCAACGGCGATTTCTCTTTTGCTCCCGCTTTGAAGTCCGCGGTTGAGCTGCATGGTGTCGATGCCGTTCACGAATTTGTTTTGTCTTCTGATGCTTTTTCGGTCTATCGCTCTTACATGGATGTCGTCCAGCCCACGTGGTTTCCTTTTGGTGATGTGATGCCAGATGAGAATGGGAAAGCTTTCTTCGAGAAAGTTGGGGAGTATAGAGTTGATGGTGTAAAGTCAGCCACCACTCCTGACCGTAAGAAGAAGTCTAAACCAATGTCTGATGTTGCGAAAGAACGCGCTGCCGCGATCAAAGCATTGTTAAAGGACTTAGGATGCGAGGACGATGAATGGGTCACCCCAGAGAACTCTAGAGCTAACATTTCAGCTTCGATGAAGGCGCATGCCAAGCTTGCTTCTGTTGATCCTCCAGTTGCATCCGCAGCTGATTGGGAGAAAGCTTTTGAGGCAGGCATCGCTGATTTTGATACCACTTTGTTGAAATCGCATGCTCAGCAAGGATTTGAAGGCTGGTACAAGCTCGCTGCCACTCTGGCGGACACATCCTCGGGTGTTTCGGCTAGATTTCGTAGGCAGAATAAGAGACAGTGGGCAACCGACCCGGAATTGTTGTTAGCGATGATCGATTTGGTTCAGTGTAGGTTGGTTTTGATGTTGATCCATGCTGACAGCGTCTCTGGGTACACTCCCGAGCAAGCTGTGAAGTTTGGGTTGAAAGACGTTCTGCTTTTGTCCGTCAAGCAAGAGCCTCATGCTCCGAAGAAAGCTAAGCAAGGACGTTACAGAATGATATGGATCAGCTCGTTGATTGACTGCTTTGTTCAAAAGCTATTGCACAAGGCTTTGAATGCCAGAGATATTGAGCATTATCAGTCCGGGGAGAAGTTTCACTCTGCGGCTGGGATGGGTCATCATGATGAAGGCATCAAGCACTTGTGTTCTGCTTTTGACGCAGTCTTTGGAGACGACGAATTTCTTCTTACCTGTGACGCGTCTATGTGGGATTTCACCATGGACAAGCAGGCGCACCTCAATCACGCAAAGAGGCGCTGCCTGTCTTGTGACGACCCTGCAGTTTCCAGTTTGATTATGACTCTTGCTCATCTCAACTACAAGCACGTTTGTGAGAACAAAGGAGAAATTTGGCGTTGCAACAAAGAAGGCGTGAACACATCTGGCCAAAGTTCAACTACTGCAGATAACACTTTCACCAGGCACAGCCAGGCTAAAGTTTGTGGAGCTAAGAAGTTTGTAGGAAACGGTGATGACATGGTTGCTGACGTTGGGTTCAACCCAGAAGCAGCCAAGAAGTTTGGCACCAAGAGCCGCGATGTTGTTATTCA